AGTAATAAAAAAAAGGCAGCCATTTCTGACTACCCTTTAAACGATGTTGTGCCCCAAGCATTACAACACCATATTTTTTTAATACTATATCATACTTGCTTCAAAACAAGTCCCTGAACAATAACCTTTATCGGTTTTTAATGGTTCACCACATTCTGAACATTCGTATTCTTTTTGTTCGTGTGGATTTAAATAATCATCCCAAGCCATATCTTAAATATTAAAGATTAAACCTGTTATCATTCTTAGAATAAAATAACTTGGTGCTATTATTATTATTAATGTCTGTAATTTTTTCATCTGTTCTGTTTTAAAAGGGGCTTTCGCCCCGTTGTTTTTAGTTTAATTCGTAATTACCTACTTCTATTCTATTGTCATTGCCATAACTAAAAGAAACATAGTTCTTTTCATTTTTAAATACATACTTAATAGAATTTGTAGAACCACATTGAAACCAATCAGCGCGAGCCTCTTTAAGTCCTTTACTTTCTAGCATAGCCTTGAAAGACTCTAGACCGTTATTGTTATAAGTTGTAAAATCTGTGTTAAAAAAAGTGTTAAAAATCATAATGTTCTGTTTTAAGTTCCCTACAAATATATAACTATTTATTTAATAAACAATAAATTTAATAACTTTTTTTTAGTGTAGTGTATATTTACCAAAATTAGGTTTGCTTAGAACTGAATATGTAGCATATCGTATAGCATCAATTAAGTGGTTATTTTTATCAATAGGCTTATTAATCATTTTTCCACTTCTGTCTTCTTGCCATTTGTAGTTTCTAAATTCCTGTATAGCATTATGGCTATCTTTTAAGATATGTATTTTAAAGCGTTTTAACAAGTCTATTCCTGCATTTACACTATCAGCACCTTTTAAACTTGGTCGTACATTCCAACCCATCCTACGCAGTTCTTCAATCAATCTAGGCTCTGCTGAATCAAAGTAAATTGTTTCCCTTTCTATTCCCACCTGTTTCCATTTCTTATGAATATCAATGGTTGTCATTTGGGTTTGATATAAATGTTCTTGAATATACAAATCATATTCTTTTCTGTAAACACCTACTAAAGTTGTAGGGTCATTTGTATATCCTGCATCTGCACCAAAACTAATAAATTCTGCATCATCAGGAATTTGGTTTACTTCAATATAATTAAAAATGGTAGACCTACTAATTCCTTTAATACCTAACCCATAGATTTGCCAATACTGTTCATCGGTATGTTTTAGCCTTTCAATTTCTTCTTTAATGCTATCACTAAGGAAGCTGTTATCCAAATAAGTAGTAATATTAAAATCGGCATCTTTTCTTGGTATTACCTTGTCGTAAATCCAATGGTATTCGTCTGATGGATTAAAGTCAAGAATTATTTTATCTTCTGTTCTAAATACCAACTGCTGCCAATCTTCATAATCTAACTCATTTGCTTCATTGATAAAAAGCAGGTTTCTTTTTCTACCTCTAACTTTTTGAGGTTGGTCTAATGAAATGAACTCAATTAGGTTTCCATTTAATTTGTATTCGTGATTTGATTTATTATGGTTATTTTCAAAATAAGACTTATGTAATTTTAGTATATCAAAAAAATCCCTCATTACAGAAGCACGAACTGATGGAAATGTTTTCCTACATATTGTAATTGTCTTACCCCTGTTCTTTAGACAGTAGTGAAATATAATGTATAGCAGTATGTTATAGGTCTTTCCCGACCTAGTTCCACCTTGTTCTATAGATATTTTTTTATCTGTCCTTAAAAGGTGCTTAAAAACACTATTTGTCTTTATTTTCAATTATCTCTATTTCAAAATGTGTAGGCATTCCATCTGCTCCTGTTATCTCCTGTCTTTCAACATAACCTCTTTTCTTGCCTTTTGTCTTTAGGTAGAATATTGTAGCTGCAGTTGAATCTGCTGCAATCTGTTTATGTAATTGGCTTTCTGCAAAATCTAAAGCTACGTTTTCTATTTCCTGTACTGCCATTGCAAACATCTCATCTTCATTAAGCCATTTGTAATACGTGCTTCTAGGTATATCTGCTTTCTTACAAGCTACTGTAACAACTCCTAGACTTTGTTCTAGTGCTGATAATAATGATTCCTTTTTTATGTGTCTACTTTCGTTCATATTATATTTTTGCCACACGCTTCACAGGTGTTGATTTCTTTTTCTTTTTTATTATTAGGTTCTTCATTTACATCTTCAAAAGGAAAACCATCTAATCCCCATTCTTCTAATTCTTTTACATCCCAATCATTTGCTAAAATATCCCAATCCCATTCACCAAAACCTACATTGTCTTTAACAATAAATTCTTGCGCCTGTTTATCACTTAAATCTGTTGCCTGTATAATATAGACTTCTTTTAACCCAAGCTCCTTACAAGCCTTGTAACGCATATTACCGCCTAAGATAACATTATCTTTATCAACTACAATTGGTCTGAGTGATAACATTTCAGGAAACTGCTTTACACTATTAAGAAGTTTTTGAAACTTATGCTTGTTTATTGTTCTAGGATTTGCTGCATTTTCTGTTATTGATGATATGCTGACTTTTTCTATTTTAGCTTTAATCATTGTTTATTTTTTTTATTAAGTTACAAAAAATTATTTTCTATATATTTTTGTAATTACTAATTGAAATATTCCAAAGTAAATAACAATATCTTCTTCATATATTTGTTTATCTTCAAAAGGGTAATGCCTGATACCAAACAAAACCCCTTTAAAAAAACCTGCTGTAATTTCATAACGTAATAATTCCATAGTAAATGTTTATATTATAACGTAATAAAACCTAAATCTTTTATTACCAATCTTCAGGGAATAACTTTTTAGCTATTGCCTTTCCTACTTTTGCTACAATTACTGTAACGATTATCCAAAAAATTGCTTTTGTCATTTTCTATTTATTTAATTAATTACCAATGCATATCATTCATAGACGTACCACTTTCTATAATCTCACATTTGTCATTTGATTTCCAACTCCAAGATTTTTTAAGTAAATTAACTCGTTCAATAACCTCATCAATTTTATCTTTTGGTATGTCTTTAAAAAGAAATAGTAATCTATCATAATCGGTTGTAGGGTTTTGTTTCTGTAACTTTATTGATTTAATATCTTTTTTTAATTTTTGATTTTTTTCTGAAAGTTTTCTATATTCATTTTGAAGATAATGTATTCTATCTATTTCATCATAATTTAAATCACTTTTAAATTGAAAGCAGGATTCTAATTCCGCAAGTTCAATGTTTGATTTTTTATAAATAGGGTACATTTTAACAAGATGTATTACTGATGCGTGATCTGTTTTTTTACCCATTGAAGTAAAAAAGTTAGCTATGTTAGTCCATCTCATATTCATTTTGTTTCTAAAGATATGACAAGCCAATGCCCTTAGCTCTACATATTCTCGTTTTCTAGTATTTTTGAATATATCAATGCCTGTTATTTCAACAATACGTTCTGATATTTTTAAATAGTTTTTATTCATTTCTTAAAATTTTTATTTCACGTTCTAAATAATCTTTTGCTTTTAATAAGTCCCCTAACTCATCTTTCTTTTTTCCTGCTCTAGCAATATATTTCAAGATATTACCCCTGTTAAAGTTAAGGGAGTAATCGCTACATACGTCTATAATGTCATAGTCTTTCCCGTTATCGTAATGTATTTGAGTTGCTTTCATTCTGTTCTTAGTTTTAAAAGGTGGTAGCATTCAGAATATTTCTGTCTTGCCTTTCCCCTGTATTCTTGTTTAAATAATTCGTATAGTTTTCTAGTATATTGGTATTTGGTTGTACAATCTGCAAAATACTTTTCTGCAAACCTTTTCCCTTTTCCTTTAAAGTAGTTTACATTGTCAGCAGTATCTCCCATAATCATCTGCTCATAAAAATTATACATTGCTTCATCTTCTGATATATCTAGTATTTCCTGATGCTTATAATGGTAATTATACATAAGGCAAGGAAACTGCTTATAATCTTTATCTATTGATACAATCATAACTTCATTCCTGCCAACCTCCCTGCTTAGATTAAACCAATACCTAGCAACCATATCATCTGTTTCAATACCATACCCATAAACTGAATCATATTGGTCTTTTACAAATTGATGCATCTCGTGTAATAGTGGTGGCAATTCCTGTTTTTTTCTATTGGCTTTATAGTTGTTTGTAATT